CTAAAAAAGAACGCGAGCGCATCATCGGCGAATTCAAGGCGGGGCGCATCCGCTGCCTGACCAACGCCAATGTGCTGACGACCGGGTTTGATTACCCGGACATTGACTTGATTGCTATGTTGCGTCCCACCATGTCGCCAGGCCTTTACGTGCAAATGGCTGGCCGGGGTTTGCGACCCAAGAGCCACACAGATCACTGCCTGGTGCTGGACTTTGCTGCGGTTGTAGCAACCCACGGACCCATCACCCACGTCCGACCACCGAACAAGAAAGGGGAAAAGGAGGGCGCCGCTCCGGTCAAGGTATGCGACAACTGCCAAGAATTATGCGCCCTGGCGGCCCGTGTATGCCCTGCTTGCGGTCATCCGTTCCCGGAGCCGGAGGCCAAGAAACTCAAACTTCAGAACGACGACATCATGGGACTGGCGGGCAAAGAGATGGAGGTGACCGCCTGGCGTTGGCGCAAGCACGTCAGCCGCGCCAGCGGGCAAGCCATGTTGATGGTGACGTACTACGGCGCTTTATCTGACGCGCCGGTGAGCGAATATATGCCGATCAACAACCCAGGCTATGCAGGCGAGAAGGCCAGGCGGGTTGTGGCGGAGATTGCCGTAGATGCCGATGTTGCTGTGACTGATCTGTACAACCCGCTGGATGTGGTGGCCGATATCCTGTCCTGCGGGGAGCCGCCAGACATGATTGAGTACAAGATGGACGGTAAATATCACCGTGTTATGCGAAGGAGTTGGAATGCGCCACAAAGAGCCTGAAATCGTCACGATTTACAACCAGCTGGTGAAAGCCGGACCACCGCGCTGCTGCCACACTTGCGAGCTTTACGGCACGGATGGCTTGTGCGTGGAGTTCTTCAAAGAGCCGCCAGAAGACTTCGCCGCCACGCCAAATGCCTGCGACAAGTGGGTAATGGACCTGCCATTTTGAAAACAGAACATGAAGAACAGCGCGAGCTGGTGCAATGGATACGCCAGGCCTGCGGCGTGCGAGTTTTTGCAATCCCCAACGGCGGACTTCGAGGCATTGCCGCCGCCGGTCGCCTCAAAGCCGAGGGCGTCTCGCCTGGCGTGCCTGACCTGTTTGTTCCAGCCTGGCTGCTCTGGATTGAGATGAAGCGCGAGACCGGCGGCAGCGTCTCGTCAGAACAGCAGAGCTGGCACGACTACCTGCGCAACCTCGGTCACCATGTGATCGTTGGGCGAGGCCAAGAAGATGCTAAAAAAAAGATGGCAAACCTAGGGTTTGTACCTAGGAATTGATGCTTTTTTTTAGGTAATATCCTTCTACACCAACCCGCAACCGGACCGGAGCCAACATGAACCTTAAAAAACTTGACGAATGCCGCGCAGCCTTTGCTGCGGCTGAGGCTGCAGCCTACGATAGCATGGGGCTTGTGCGCAGCGCTGCAGCGCTGCAGGCTTTCAGCAGCGCGTCGGATGCGCTGGCAGATGCCAACTTCAACGCGCCAGCCAAGGCCGACGCCACCGGTCGCCAGTGGCGTTTAGCCGGCTTTGCGGCGCACGCCGAGCTGTGGCGCGCTGACGACGCCAAATTGATGGCGCACGGCTGGGCCGTCTGCGATCCCGGCGATGAGCCGGATCACGCAACGTGGTCGACCACGACTACCGAGGCGTGCGCCCGCCAGTGGTTTGCTCAACGTGTGCCTTTCTTTTGAACCACAACCCAGCCCGGCCAGCGCCGGGCACCAAGGAGTCCAAATGATCCAAGACACCCTTTTCGCCATAGCCCTCGGGCTTGCTGGCGCCACCTTCCTCTTTTTGGCCTTGTCATGATCGCAACCAAACTGAACCGCAAAGTAGAGCACTGGGATGACGAGCGCAACATTGGCAACAGCATTCTTGTGACGCTGAAGCCGGGTTGGCGCTGGGGCGGTGACCCACAATCGCCAACGCATGTCGAGGGGTTTGATACACCGAAGGAGGCGAAGGCCAAATTGCGTTCGGTTATGCCGTGCGCGTGCAAGGAGTGTAAACAATGAACTACCTCACCCACACCGATGGCTCGCGCCCGGCCCTGTCATGAACGGCGCCCCACCCTGTCCGTTGGACAGCTTTGAATTCGTCTATGACATAGACGATGTAGAAGTGCCGCTGGTCTGTCACCTTGAGTACGAGGATGAATGCCTTGGGCATGGCGATCACCCGGACTACGCCAGCACCATGTCTTTATTTTCAGCGTACATCAAAGACGTTGACATTCTTGGCCTCCTGAGCCCCGACAAAATCGAGGCAATTGAGGATTTGGCACTCAGTGAATACGAACGAAATAACGGAGATTACGAAGAATGATTTCTTACCAAAAACACAATGCCAACAGCCTGGCCAAGCGAGTCTTTTTTGACGAGCCTGCCAGCCCGCAACACTTGACGCCGAGGGCTGGTCACGTGCATCCTTGCCCGCCTAACTTGAAATGGATGACGCCAGTTCCGAAGGATGCAAAGAAGTGACCGAGGAAGACGACATCAACTACTACAGGCGCATGTTTTGGGGCAGTCTATGGTGGTCAGCGACAATCGTGGTGGCGTTTGCTTTGTTTGCCTTGCTGGCGTGAGGTGCCCAGAGTGCAACGCGCCCACGGAAGTTTTGGCAACACGCCATCAAACCAACAACACAGTGAGAAGGCGTTACAAATGTTACAACCTACATCGATTCTCGACGGAGGAACGACCCGTCGTTTTCCGAGGACGCTGGATGAAGCGTTTGGTTGTGACGGCAATTGCATTACCCATTACCGCAACCGGTGGAGCTGGGTGAACCGCACCGTTGCGTTTGTGGGCTGGGTCTTGGTCTTAGCATGGGGAGCAACATTGTGGACCTGAAGACTCAATTGATCCGAGAGGAGGGCGCCGAGCCTTGCGCGTACCAAGACAGCCTCGGGTACTGGACGATCGGCGTGGGCCGGTTGATTGACTCGCGCAAGGGCGGCGGGTTGTCGCCAGACGAGATTGACTTCCTGCTTGAGAACGACATCAAGCGCAACTACGAGGCGGTACTGGCTGCGCTACCCTGGATGGAGAAGCTCAACGATGCCCGCCAGGCGGTGCTGATTGGCATGGCCTTTCAGATGGGCTTGAAGGGTTTGCTTCAGTTCAAGCGCACCCTTGGCAGCATCGAGGACGGCCACTACAGCGAGGCTGCGGCAGAGATGATGGACAGCGCCTGGGCCAAGCAGACCTTTGGTCGGGCGGCGCGCATGGCCAAACAGATGGAGACTGGCGAATGGACCCTCTAACCGCAGGCGTCGAACTGGCGCAGACTGTTATCACCCGCATCTGGCCCGACAAGTCGCAGGCCGAGGCGGCGCAACTTGCCGCTCAGGTGGCAATCGTGCAGGGCCAGCTTGATGTGAACAAAGCCGAGGCGGCGTCACCCAGCGCGTTCACCAGCGGTTGGCGCCCGGCGATCGGCTGGGTCTGCGCCTCGGCGTTGGCGTGTCAGTACATCGCCAGGCCGTTGCTCCAGTGGTACGGGACGATGGCAGGGCACCAGTGGCCTACGCTGCCTGGCATCGATGACAACTTGTGGCAGTTGATGCTGGGGATGTTGGGGCTTGGTGGCCTGCGGACGTTTGAGAAAACTAAGGGGGTGGCGTCGTGAACCCAATAATCAAAACGCTAGCCGAGCAGGCTGGCATGAACATTAAAACCAACATCAGCGGAGTAGGGTTGATCTTTGGCACGTTTGAGGGATACAAGACTTCTCACATTAGTGTCGAGGAATTGGAAAAGTTTGCCGAGTTGATTGTCAGGGAGTGCGCCGAGTTAAGCACCGGCTATATTGGCAACGTCAAGTTACTAATCTGTAACCACTTTGGGATTGAGCCGGGTAAAAAATGACTGAAATAGAACGGCAATTAGATTTGCTACTAGGCGATGCCCTGTCAGAAAACGAGCGCCTCAAGCGCGCTCTCAAGTACCAAGACGACCGAGAAGGTCACATCGGTACGCATGGCCCGGACTGTTGGTCTTGGGGGCCAAGGCATTACGAGTGCGCGTTGCGCCACATAAGAGGTTCAAATGACTGACAACGTAAACAACCCGCCGCACTTCTTATGAGACCCACCAAAGCCGCCATTGACGCCATCAGGGACGCCTACATGGCAGACGTCATGACAATCAGAGCGCATATCCTGGCGCTCAATGATCCGCACTTGGAAGATGCCTGGGCGGGCATCGAGACATTCGCTGCGGTGGCGCTGCGGGTGATGGCAAAGACCAACCCGTCGAAGTTGCGCAGCGAGATGGTGACCGTTGGTATCTCGGCGCTACTATGAGCGATCAACTTTGCCGTCCAGCTTGTCAAAGATGCGCCCCAGCAGGTCGCGAATCTCTTTGAGGTCTAATCGGTAATCGTCCCGAGTGACGTAGGTCTTGGGTAGCTCAACCGACAGGTGGGTCAGGTCGGACTGGAGCAGCTTGACTGACGTCCACAACTCTCTAGCAAGCCAACCGATCACGACACAGGCCAAGCTCAGGCCGGTGTTGATGAAAGACTGAGAATCCATCAGATCATCCTTGCAAGGTACGGAATGGCGCCGCCAGCGCAAGTCGCTAGGGCGTCGAGCCATTCTACCCCGTGCGTGGGTGTTAGGCCCGCTTTGATGGCGCGTTGATTGGAGAGCCAATCAATTGCCTCCTTGCCCACTGCGGCCAGCACCACCAAGCCATAAGCAGCGTCAGCGTGCCGGAAGGCCGCGAGCGCGGCGAGGAAGATCAGCGCACCGTAGAAGAAGTGGTTGGCTTTATCTTGGGGTAGGGATGGGATCATGGTGGCGGCTGGGTGTAATTGATGAACTCGTTAATCTTGGTGTGCTTCTTAGCGGCTTGTCGCTTGCCGTAGATATGTTTGCCAATCATCACTATTGGCACCGGAATGCTGCCCATCGCAGATTGAGCGCCCATCTCTGTCAATGCCGCCAACATGGTAGACGCCGTGCCAGATGGATTGGTTGTCCCCTGTGGGACAGTCAGCACATCCTTGGCCACATCATTGATTGTGCGGTACTTGTCCGCTAGCTCTTTGCCAAAGATGTAGTCCAGCTTTCCGCTGCGGTCCAGATCGGTGACGATGGAATTCAGCTTATGCGAGCTGACGTATGGCAGACCATTGATATCCTTGGTGACGCTCTTGGTTGCCTCGTCGCGGATCTTCTGCGCCACGAATCCTCGCAGTTCATTGACCATCTGCTGGCCCTCGGGGCCTGCTTTGTTCAGCGAGGTAAACAGCTGCTCCACATCCGAGCGCGGACCCTTGAGCATGGATTTTTCGACCAAATCCTCAATGGCGACCGCTCTCTGAGTTTTGCCAGGCTTCATCGCTAGGATGTTCTTGATGACCGGCGTGTTCTCAAACTCGCGCATGTAATCGGCATTGAGCTTGCGAGCCTGCTGGTACAGCGGGCCACCTTTGCCTTCGGTGGCCTTGTCAATCATCTTGATGACCTGGCGACCGTAGTACGCATTCGGCGCTGAGTCTTGCGCCAGCGTGCCGGTCATCTTGCGGATTTCTTCGAGGTCATTGACCGAGATGGTGGTCTTGCCCTCGGTCAGACTTTTTAGCTTGGCTTCTACGCTCTTGAGGACTGGCGCATTGATAGCCTCGGCTTGGTGGTCTTTGAGGTAGTTGCGAAAGACCGCCACATCCACCGGCTCGGCCATTTGCCCAGCCGCTCGAGCGGCGTCGTATGCTGGGGCAATTGCGCCCTTGATGCTTGCTTGGTATGGAGACACCACATCGGTGAGCGCTTTGCCAAGCTCGCCAGGACCAACGCCGGTAAGCTCGGCGCCGGTCTTGTTGATGTGAATGTCCAAGTTGTTGATGAGCTTGGCATTGTCGCTGGCGTACTT